CTTCAACCAACCATGGGCATAAAAGCATTTTATCAATCATGATTGGCTCTTGAATGATTTTCACTCCAATATCACCTTCAGGAATAATAATAGGGTGAACAGACCTTGAATCACGCAAATATAAATCATGATTACCAAGAATTAAATAGGTATTTCCACGTCCAATATCTCCAAGCTTAAATAAACCCTCTGTTCCAGCTTGTAAGGTCTTTACATTAACGGTATTTCTATTGTGGTAATAATCACCTAAAAAGATACAACCATCAATATCCATATCTTCTGTTTCCGTAGCAACAAAGTCTAAAAAGTCTAGACATTGTTTATTAAATTCATCGGAGTTAGATTTATGACCAAAGTGTATATCAGATAATAAAACGTATTTCATAGTTTCCTCTATTTGTTACCATACAAGTAATATACCTAAACAATTCTAAAATGTCAAGAACTTTTGACACTAAAATCTCTAATAAATACCAGTATAACATTGAAGGTAAGAAATGTCATTATTAACTAATTTAGGCTACACTACTATCAATAATGAATGGGAAACGCTAACAGATGAAGATTTAGCGAAACACGATTTATTAATGTATCTTTATACAAGAAAAGGTGAATGCGATTGGGATCAAAGTTTTGGTACAAATATTATGGACAAAATCTTTCAACCAAAAACGGAACAATGTAGACTTGACATTTTATCAGATATTCAAGAAGCTTTTGAAAACGAACCAAGATTATCATTAGTTGATGTTCAAACAACCTCTATTGATAAAGGGTGGATATTCACTTGTTTAGTATCATACCTTAACGGTACACCAGATGAATGGGAAATAGCTGTTTCAGAAGATACCGCAACATTGTATTCTAATGGTACATACCCATTATAGGAGTAAATGAATGCAAACTCAAGTTCTTTTACCAAATATGAGCGGAAAACTAAATTATCAAGGAGAGCCTGTTAAATCAATAGGTTATTATTCTCATAAAACTAATAAAAAATCTCAGTCAATCGCCGTTCATACCTTAAATTTTGTTGGTAGAATCATTATTGAAGGGTCTATTAAAGAATTTCCGGTAAATGATTCAGACTGGTTTGTTGTTAAGCTAGATGGTAAACCATATCTTGAATATAATGACTATAGCTTTACTAACGGAAATGTTATCAGAAAAAATTATTTGTTCACATTTGACGCCAATTATGTCTGGCTAAGAGCTAAAATCGATAGAAGCTACATTGATGGCATGAATCTCTTTTTAGACGAATATAATCCAACACCACGATATACTATTACAGCTTCTGACGTTAATCAGGTGGTATCAAAAGTACCATATTCACAAGAATCATTAAATCCTATATATGACCCAGAATATTATGATGGTTGGAAGAAAAATTTTGCGTCAACAAATAATAAACGTTTGAATAAAACAACGTTAGGAAATGTTGAAAAAGTTTTATTATGCTATTAAGCACATTTTTTAATAATATCGTCTTTATACGTTGTAATAAACGTTTCTAAATCAGCAACAATGTATCTTAAATCGTTATGAAAGTATATTGAATGATTACCAAGACGATCATCTATAAATTCTTTACACAACGATTCAGGAATAATGATGTAACTTCCAGCGTGATTGATCTTAAACGCTATAAACCAAAACGTTTGCTCTTCAACAACATCTAATTGCTGTTTAATCCAAGATTTAACATCTGGTATTTCTTTGTTGATTAAGAAATGATGGAACGGGAAGTCTTTATAAAACTTTGCTTCTACACACATCTTCTGCATTTCATCTGGTGGTAAAATATCTGCCATAAATGATAGCTTTTGAGTATCTGATAGATATTCTTTACGCTTAGCATTTATACCGCCAACAAATGCCCCTGAACCATTTTTATTTCTTTCAAAATGATAGCCAAAAACTTTTGATAAAAGTTTCGCTAAATCTCTTTCCCAAGAATTACCTTTGGCTTTTGCATGATTTGTCATATCATTTCCTTATATTATATAATAGTAGTTATCCTAAAATTCCTAAATTATGCTCATGCATCACTTTAAACTCTATATTACGTTTTTTACAGAATTCTATAGCTGCTTTCCATTTCATCGTATTTCTTGCTATACATAACTTGTCATAACCGTCTTTAGCTTCAGATAATGTAGCTTCTTTTAATGGTTTTATCTCAATCATCACCTGTTTAATCTGTTTATTAGCGTCTATATATGTTATTACAAAGTCAGGGTAGTAAAATGCCATCTTATTTCTTATAGGGTCTTTATAAAGGATTTTAACGATTTCACTTCCCCATCGTATAACTGAATTGGTTTTATCACAAAATTCACAAAAAGTATATTCCCAACCAGATCTGGTAATAATTGGTTGAGGTGTATCTAACTCCATAATATTCATACATTTTAATGGACGTTTGGGAATAAAGAATGCTTGATGCCATTTTTTGTTGTGAGGAACTTGATGATTTTTTATACGATCATTAATTATACGTTTATACTCATTAAATCGTATAGCAGCTTCTTGTAAATCTATTTCTCTTTGAGGCTTTATATCAATCATTTCTAAATCCTTTTACAATTATTTAGGCTCAATTATTCTTAAAGGATTACTAAATGATGTCTCCCCATAATGAAAGCTCACATTTTGAAGTATCTAAATCATCGCATAGCATTAAACAATCTGGATAAAAGTTTTCTTCACCTGTTTGATGATTAACAATATGATTTTTCCAATCTGTTTTAGTACCTAAAGGCATTACTAAAAGATTTTTCTTCGGAAGTTTTGGTACAAAGTGCTCTACAGGATTTTGATTAACATTTTTAATCTTTATATCAACAATTTTTGGAACACCGATATAATAAGGATTGAAGATAGCTGTTTGATGATCAAAATGTAAAAGTTCTTCTACAGGAATTAACTGGCAAGAATAATCATAAGAATTTGTTGTTAAAATACGCCAATTTAATGGTATCTCTAAATTGTAATGATTAGCAATATTTAATAAAACCGTTGGATAACGATATGAAATAAACGTTGTTATCTTTTTATAGAAAAAATCCATATTTTCTTTATCAGCATAATCAAAAACACACATTTTTGAATCAATTAGCTTACTCTTTGGTTGATTTAAGCTAAAGCTTGTATTCTCTGGTAATAAAATGTCCACGATAATCCCTCTTTCTTATCAATTTAATGAAAGAATATCATATTAAAATATTTTCTGTCAAATTATTTTTAGCAAAAAAGTGAAAGTCTTTTTACAACATATAAGACGATCATTGATAATGTTTATTGTCGTTTTAGCCAATCCTGAAACTCTTTTTCTGTAAAGAACTCTATCCAATTAAGATTATTCTTTTTAGCTGTTTCTCTTTTAAGGGGATCACGAATTGTCCATGTATCAATTATTTTAGTATAAAATGATTTATCTCCCTTCATTTTAGCATTTTCATATAATTCTTGAAGTTCCTGCTTATCTTCAATAGTATTCTTAAATGGCCTACCGTTGTGACCACCACCGCCACCTTGATACTCAATGAACAAATCTAACGTTGGTATATAAAAATCACAATGAAATGGATACCTTTCTTTATCATAGTATTGATTTACAGCATCAGGGAACTTTTGTGTTAATAATTTAAAGCATCTTTGTTCTTCTTTTGAAGTCCAACCACCGTATGTCCCTTGTTTTTTCATTGTATCTATACGCTTTTTGTAAATCCTTTTTCTAAATTGCTCATTCTTCCATAATTCTTTATATTCTTCAGTCTGTGTGTAATATTCAACACCATACCTTTGTTTTGTAGTTTCTTTAATCTGTTCTTTATATCTAGGACATTTTGAATAATGATCTACACCATATCGTTGCTTAATTGTTTCTTTAATTTTGTTTCTAATCGGTTCATATTTTAATGGATTATCAACCCCATATTTTTCTAGCATAGTCTTTTTTCGTTGTTCTCTAAACAACTCTGTACCAGCATAAGCATCTTTTCCATATTTCTTTCGGCATGTTTCAGTATATTGGGTTTTATATTCTTCTGTTTGAGAATATACTCGCTTTCCATATTTTTGTAGGCAAGTTTGAGCTATTTTTTCAGGATTTGTAAACGTTTCATTACCGTATTTTAAATATTTTGTTTGTCGAGATTTACATTTAAATTCTTCAGCTTGAACACTCCATTCACAACCATATACTTCTAAATTATGCTTCGTAACCTTTTCTTTCCAGATGTTTGTTTGGGAAATATTTTCAACCCCATAATTTTTAATAGTCCCTTGAACAACATTTTTATGTATCATTTTAGGATCTTTTTTAATGCCTAATTTTTTAACAAACACCTTGAAAGTTGCAGAACTTATATTAAAATACCTACATAGTTCATGTCTTGTAATATTGAGGTCGATATATAAATAATATAAATCATCATATTCTGGTGCTTCAAAAGGTTTACCAGGTAAATCGTTGATATGCTGTAGTGGGAAAGCTATATAATCTCTTTTTAATTTTGACTTATCAATGTTATATTTGGTATAAATATCATCAGATTCATTCATAACTAGTCCTTATGATTGAGTTTTAAAGGTAGAAACTGCGATTTCTACCTTTTTATTTATCAATCAATTTTCCAGTTTTTGATCTCTAATACCTGATATTGATAACCAGCGTCTTCATAAAAATGAATACGATCATTAAAGTGTTTCTTGCTAAATCTTGTTGTAGAGCTTATATCAAAGATATTCACGAAATCTTTATCAGAAGCTTTACGCAAACCTCTGCCAATGCTCTGAATCGTTTTTGTGAAACTTTTACCAAAATCTATAAACACTAAGTTAAATATTCTAGGTAAATTCAATCCTGTAGAAGCAATTTTGTCTGTACATATTAGACAACGGTTGTTTTGAGTCTTTATCGAATCGTATTCTTCAAAACGTTTTTTAGACTTTACTGAACCGTTTAAAAATATTGCATCAACACCTTTTTCTAAAATCTTTTTCTCTAATTGTTCACCAAAAGATATTCTACCAATAAGAACTAATGTATTATTTTGTTGTTGAGTAATTTGCGAGATAAGTGTAGCAATAAAATTTAACCTATCATCATTTGAGCACAGATATTCTACCTCGGATTGATAGTCCATACATATTGTTTTATCTTCTAGTCTGACACAGTTTATCTTACAGTTTGACAAAAATCCTTTATCTTGTAATTCTTTAGCAGTAATCTTTTCATCAATAATTGATCCAACTGCGGTTTGTAAGGTTAATTGGTCACACTTATCTTTATTAATAGTGCCTGTTAAACCCCATCTAATTGGAACTTTTCTAAATGTTTGTTCCATAACCCGTTTAACTTCATTGCCTTTAACTAAATGCGTTTCATCAAAAATAACACAAATAACATTTTCGGTAAGCTTTAATAACTCTTCGCCTGTTAAGCTATCTTCTTTTTTCTTACGCTTTTCCATAGAGTTGATTGTTTGCCAAGTACATACAGTAACATCATGACCAAATTCTCTTAAACCACAACCTACAATACCTGTATCTAAACCCCATTTTCTATATTCATCTGCGGACTGTGTGGCTAAATCTTTTGACGGAACAATAATTACAGCTCTACCATGTGGAATAACTTTTTTGAATAAACAAGCACTTATCAAAGTTTTTCCACTACCAGTTGCGGAACTTATAACTGCTCTATGATTATGTAATAAAGCATTTACAACTCTTACTTGATGGTCTTCAAGCATTACTGGTTGACCTTCTAGTCTATGCCCTTTATACCAAGTAATATCTGACATAAAAGATTCATCAATATCTGTTCCAAGATCAATGTCTTTTGTTAAATCTTCTGATGTTAAATATTCTACGCTATCATATTTGCTTAAATCGATTTTTGAAAGGATTTCTGGTAAAAGATTTACATAAGTATTTCCTGTAAATTCAAAGAATCTTAGATAGCCATCCCACCTACCCGTCTTGTAAAGTGGCGTAAAACGAGCAGAAGGAACAAATGTTTTAAACTCATTTGTCAACATTGCTTTATCGGATGGTGTTAAACCTTGTATATTACACTTTACCCAATCTTTTAATGTGATAATTATCTTTTGCATTATTTCCTCATAGAATCTAGCCATTTCTTAAAATCTACTATATTCCATAATTCGATAAAATTCAAGTTATTTTTTCTCGCAGTTTCACGTTTTTTAACATCAAGCTCCGTCCATACATATATAGCGGTATCATAAAAATAGCTACCTTTATTTCTCCATTTATTAACCATTTTAATATGGTTTTCATTTAATGGGTCAAAAGCACAATGATATGGTGGTGTTCCATGTGTCCAAAAACCTTGATATTCTATAAACATGTCTAATGATGGTATATAAAAGTCACAATAATATGGGTAGCGTTCTTTATCACGATATTGTGATATAGCGTCAGGGAATACTTCTTTAAGCATTTTATAACAAGTTCGCTCTTCAATTGAAAGTTTCGTATACAAAGTGCCATTCTTTCTCATTGTATTATTACGCTTGATGTATTGTGTAATAACAAAGTTTTTATCTTTATATAAGTTTTTATAAGCTTCTGTCTTTGGATACGATTCAACACCATAAATCCTTTTCATATGTTCTTTAAAACCTTTAGAGCCAAATCTTGTTGGATTTTCGCCATACTTTTTAATTAGTATATCATTAGTATGCTTAATACATTCATCAGTTGCTAGGTAAGATACTTTTCCATATTTTTGTAAACATGACTGTTTAATCTCTTCTTTAACATAATTTAAAGATGTATTATGCTTAATATTATCTCCATATTTTTCTTTTAAGGTTTTATCAGAGTTTTGAACTCTCATTATTGCTGGTTTTATTATTCTATAACCACTTAACCATTTTTTAATAGTTGATTCAGAAACATTATATTTGTTAGCTATATCTTGTCTACGTATATTTTGCTCGATATATAATTGATATAATTCACTTCTTGATGGCTTATTACTTATTTTCATATTCATTTTCCTAATATTCACATTATTTATATGTGCTATCAATCAATTCGCTCGTTTACTAATAAATATTTGCAGAATAATTAAGGAATTAAATTATGGCTGAAACATTTACAAATTTTCTATCTAAATCAATTAGTGGTGAAAAAGTTATCGTACCAGTTGCTGGTGATATTGTTAAGATAGATTCTACAAATTCTGCTTCTGGTGAAGTTTTAAGAGCTGAAGAATCAACAGCACAGGTTCACTCAATTTACATCACACAGTATACAAATAGCCGTATCCGTGATGATAATCGGTATGATACAAGCAATTTCAACTATGTTGACTTATATATTGAAGATACAGACACTAATGCTAAAGTATATGTAGCATACGATTTACAAATCGTTCCTGGATCATCTTATTATATCGAGAAAAATATTACTTTAACACCTACTCAATGCTTAAAAATTAATGTTCCTTCTTCACAAGGATTAAACGGAAAAGCTACTATAAATGTTATGGCTTCAACCGTTCTCTTTACAGAAGATGTTGAAGAATAATAGAGTATTTCGCTAAAAATTGAAAAAGAGAGGATTTATTCCTCTCTTATTTGTTTTAAATACTCGATCAATTCATTATATAAACTTTCATCTTCTAACGTATACTCTACATCATTTGAGTTAATCGTTGTTTTACGCTCAAAAAACAAGCGTCTATAAAACGATTTCATGTCTTTATATGTTGACGTTTGACCATTGGACGTATATTTAATGTTTACTTTCATTGATAATGATGGTGGGTGTATACAAAATACTTCATTATACACCCTTTTCCATTCACTTTTTGTGATCATTATTCACCTTCCGTTTTCGAGGTAGCCTGCATTTTCATAACAGAAATGAGTTCAGCAAAGCTGTCGCTGATCGAGTTTAGTTTATCCTCAATCTTTGAAATACGACCATCCATTTCTGTCAATTTTGCATCTTCAACGGCTGGAGCTACTGGAGCTACTGGAGTTGCTGTTGCAGACGATGTTGAAGGGTTAAAGCGTGCTGATCCACCTTCTTTCGAATTGCGATATTTGTTAATTGCCTCAACAACCTGCTTAGCATTCATTGTTTCATCATTCGGAAGCTCAACAATTACACGTTCTTGATCAACAACTTTGATTTGGTGTAATGCTTTCAAAACTTTCAACATTGTATCATTTGGATAGTCTAAGAAAAACTTTCTATCAAGTAATGACCAAATTTCAGGAACTCTCTGGAATTCTTCAGAGAATACTGCTGCTTGAAGCTCTGCTCTTAAATTACCATCCAAAGCGTCCATATTGATTACGGAGCAAGTATTTGGATCTGTATCGTTCTGTAACGCAATAACGATATATCTCTCTTTGGTAATTTCGTCCTGAGCAAAGTGTCTCATAGGCTTATTTGTATCAGGATTATAAATTGTCATATGATTCTCCTATAATAACAGTTTTATCTAACCGATATTTATAGACCAAAAAATCGTATTTTTGATTGTAACACTTTTTGAAAAATTATAATCTTGTAATCTTACCATCATCATTTACTAATAATGGAAAGAAAAATATTTTTCTAGCATTTGGAAAATTCTTTCGAACATTATCAAGTATATGAAATTTTCCAGAGTTTACTTCATCTCCAAGTTTAATAAATGTTTGAAGATTTTTCATATCATCATCCATCATTCTAACAGCGGTATATAAACCTGATTGAAGATATTTAAGCATAATATAACGTTTTCTATCAGCAACGTTATCAATATCTTTTAAGTTGCCACTACGCTCTACATAAACGTTTTGTAAATCAACATCTATACCATTCTGTCTAAACGTTTTCAAAAAGAGTTCTTTATCATTGAAATCCGTTCTAGCGGTTAAGAAAATGATTTTATCCATCTTTCCATAACGTTTAATAGAATTTATCATGTTTTTAATACGTTCTATTGTTGGAGCGATTGGTTGAGAAGTTTTATTAAAAACGTCTGAATCAGCAAACTCTTGAAAATCATAATGTTCACCAGGCTTTAACTTATATGTGTTAAACTCTTTATTATTAAGCTTTCTTATTAAAGCTTTTCCATTCATAACGTGTACATTAGCAAAAGTGTGAAATGTTGTTTCATCAATATCAATGAATGAAATTGAATGTCCAACTAATCTGCTATCTGATTCATAAATCTTTCTCATATTGGTATTTATAGGCAGTTCACACTCTGCTACGTTTACCAATTAAAAGGTTTGTAAAGCGTCTGAATAAGACATCACCTTAATACCTTTTTCTTTAGCTTTCTGAATCTTTGATGATCCAGAGTCCACATTATCAGCAATAACAAGATTTACAGCTTTTGTAAAGGATGAAGCGACTTTGCCACCACGTTGGATAATTCTTTGTTCCATATCTTTATCTCTTACACCAGTGAACACCACAACTGTTCCAGCCAAATCATCACCTGTCATTTCAACAACTCCTGTTTTCAATTCAATAGCACCATCTCTTAAAATATTCATCCAATTAACAAATTGAATATAATGGTTTACATACTGTTCAGTTAAAATATCGCTCCAACCATCTAATGATAAAATCTTGTTTCTATCATATGGTAATTCACCATATACGTCAATGATTGATTGTAAACGCTTTGAACCAATACCTCTACCAAAAGCACTTACAGCGTCCATGAATTCAGCGATAGTTACTTCTTTTAAGCGTTTATGTAAAGAATTGTACATTTTTACACCATTTGTTCCAATTGCTTCTTCATAACAATCTACTGGTAAAAAGATTAAGTTCTGTGGATTTAAATGGGCATTGCGAGTATGTTGCATCAATTTTGTAATATTGCCTTCGCCAGCATATTCTACACCCAATGAAGAGCAGAAATAAACATCTTTTTGTAAAGCAATTTGAGATTCATAATCTGTATCTTCATCATCATACAACAGATCTACACCATTTTCTGTTAAAGCCGTTTTACAATCTGGCAAATTATATTCTTCAACTGTTGGGTAAGTCATTGTTTTTTCAATAAAAGGTATAACCCCACCAGCACGCTTTAAGGATACCGTAGCTCCAACACACATATGGTTATCAATAACATTTTTATAGTTATTGCCTGTAGCGAATGTAATTGTAGCACCATCTAACTCAACTGGTTCAATCTGAATAACAGGCTTAAAATACCCATAAGAAGATAATTGCCAAATAATGCCTGTAATTGTTGTTTCTACAGAATCGGCGTTAGCACCTACCTTAAACTTTCTTGAACGTTTTGGATTCAACGTTCCAGTTTCAAAGCCTTTAACATCCTCTGTTAAAACGTCTTGAGTAATGATTGTTCCGTCAATCTCATAGTCATAAGATTCTTTTAATTCTATGTTATTTTTGGTCATCATATCACTATTGATTTCATTTCCATTTATAAGATCCCATTTAGCTGTTTCAAAGCCTTGAGACTTTAATTCTTCAAACATGTCATGTTCAGATTCATATTCTCCTTCTAAATGGTAACAAACGATATGAGCATATTTTACAAATGCTTCTGGTGCAATTTTGCTATTTAAAGCACCAGCTACACCGTTTCTTCCGTTTGCATATTTTTTACAGCATTCCTCTACCATTTCGTTAATCATATGTTGAATATCATTTTTTGGAACAACTATTTCTCCTCTTACAAGTAATTCACCATTATATGGGATTGTTTTTGGAAAATGATTACCAAATCGCTTGACCGTTTCTAAGATATTTTGCCCTTCATAACCATCCCCTCGTGTATATGCTTCCACAAGTTTCCCATTTCGATATACCATCCCAACAGAACAATTGTGAACCAATATTCCATTAGCGAAGAAGTTATGATTGTCTTCAACTTCTAAATCATATCGGTCAAATGTATTATCAAGTTTTTCAATTTTTACAATTTTAAATATTCCTTGATTCTGCATATTACATTCTCCATATCATTATTAATATCGTTTTCCCAAATTATTAATGTATCATACCCACATTTTCTAAAACTGTCAAGCCTTAAATTATCATGTTCCCAAATTTCTTTTGAAGTCATTTTTCTATTTTTATTAATATCAGTATCTTTGTATTTTAATGGATTCATATGCCAATAATCGCCATATACTTCTATTATTTTTGTATTTTGAACTAAAAAATCTGGTCGAGGATAGTAATTTTTTTGTCGCTGTTTATTATATGATTGAACTTTCAAAATTGGTTCGCTTTTATATTCAACATTCAGATATTTTAATATATCTTCTACTTTGGTATTTAATTTACTATATGCTGAACAACAAGTATGTGTCCCATTTTTTAATTTTATTCTTTCCCAAGATGACATATTAGTACCATTTTGAACCATAATATCATGAAGTTTTTTATATCCACAAAAGATATTTTTTATTCCATAGTGTTTCAAAAATGTATCTTCTTTTTTCCGTTGAATATCAGCATTTTGAGAGGCATTTTCACAGCCATATTTTTTCTTACAAGTTTCTTTATACTTATTCCGTATTGCCATTGAATTTGCTATTGATTTACAAGTTGGTGTTTTTATTCCAAAAGCATTTAGTTTGGCTTTAAGTGTACCAACATGTATAATGACATTATATTTTGAATATATCATTTTTGTCATTTCTAGCATACTTTCTCCAGAGTTAAATAATTCTTGTATATGATCAATCCCAAAATCTAAGATTGCCGTTTCAATATTTTTATTGTGATTTATGCATCTTCCATAATGCCCTCTTAATTTAGATTCTGTATCAAACTCTTTTCCACAATCTTTACATACATACATAATTCATCCTTTTAATTGTTATGTATGTATTTAGTAAAAAATTGGATTAACTCCAATTTTTTACTTATTATATAATATATAGTCTCCTTCTTTAAGATTTCTCACTTCCCTATATGCATTTAGAGAAGGTATAAAAATATAATGATTTGATGTTACAATCAGTTCTTCTCCATTTTCACAAGTTATTTTATACCATTCTGTTTCAGATGTTGATGGTCTTTTTAATTTATTAGTTACTTTTTTAAATTCTATCGTATTTGTGTCATTATTAAATGACTTAATCTCAACATCATCATTGGAATCATAAATTTCTTTAATGGTCTTGAACCCAGATGTTGTTTCAATTAAAGTATTTTCCTGAAGGCATCCATCAAGTTTTGATGAATAGCAATATTCTGTATTAGGTTTAACCCATTTCATAAGTTCATCGCTATTATGAACCTGAGTCATACTACCCATTGTAAATGGTAATTTAAACTTGCCCATAGTTCTTTCAACAGGTGAACCAACTTTTTTAAAGAAATCATCATCTGGATACAATGATTTACCTAAATCATATAGGTAATCATACATTGAATCAGTAACTTCTACAGGATAACTTTCAAAAATCTTTTCACCAACTTCTTCTTCAATGCTTACACATTCATTAGCATTTAGCTTAAAGTATTCACCAAGATTTGTATAAGTTTCAGCGGATTTTTTAAGTAAATCAATCAAATTAGACATATTGTAAAGCCTTTCATCTTATTAACTACAAGATGAACATAGCATACAAAAATCTATTTGTCAAGCCCTTTATTGAAAACGTTAAAAATCTCTTTATTAGATGGTAACCAAGCATAACTAAAAAAGCGATCATTTACATTAAACGTTTTGACAATCTTTTTATCATCGTTTGTCAATAAAGAATTATAGAGCCTATACTCAGCAGGCTTTAATAAATCTTCTATTCCCCACGATATGAAAAGATTTGGCATATACGATTTAACCATATTATATACGAACATAGATAATACCAAGAAATCATCTAAAAACGCTTTATTATAATGACTTAATGATCTAGCTGCTTCATATCTATTAGTATAAGCGTATGTTATCAATTCCATCAATTTTTCCAAGCATTTATAAGCATTATCTAAATCAGCTTTATCCATAAACTGTTGAAAGAAAATCAAGAAAAACGTTAGCTTATAGTATGAAAAATAATTGTACTTAAAATCTTCATTATTAACAATTTCCCATACTTTATCATATATACCGTTTATGTCAGAACAAAATTGTCCAACAAACTCTAGGTATAAATCGTACATTTGCTCACGTTTTGAATACATGATATGCTTAAATGATTCATTGTCAGAAACGCTTAACATTTTATTAAAAATGGTTGTTTCGTCAGCTTTAAATTTCTCAAACTCGTTTAGGTTAATCTTTCTATTGGTGTACTTGAAAACAAGTTCATAAACCTTTCTCAAGTAATAAATGGTATGAATGAACAATGAGCAGTCATAGTCTTTATCAAGAATATTATCTTCATATAATTGAATACATAATTGATTCCTCTTTTCAGCTGCTTCAGACCATGACATATCACCGTTATCATAAGCATACAGATAATAAATCTTTGTTTCGACATCCATTTCATCAAAACGATTTTGATAAGAGTTGACATCTTCACTCATTACTACATCGTATTCAAGTTGTAAGGCTGGATCAGTAAGTTGTTCACGAATATGCTTGAATAAAGCCTGTAAATCATCATTATCAACATCAAATTGTCTAATAACGTCTAGAAAATCCGTTTTGTTAAAGATTTCTTTCGTATATTTTGCTGACAATTCATTATAAACATCATCTAACTTAATGTTTTCATACAATCTTTCAGGTAGGTAAACTAACATATTCTTTCCTTGTATCTTTATGATTATTTAGTTATCGATTTTCTTAAATGATAAGAATATGATTTGAGATTTTCATTTCTCAAAACGCCTAAAAAGTTACGAATTGAGATGCCAATTTCTCAAATACTCAAAATGAGGCTGTTTAATCTCGTGTTCTATGATGTCTAAATCACATTCGGTAAACTTATGATTAAATCCGTCTTTCTGTAAATCTTCTGTCGTATATCGTTCTGTAAAGGCTATATAGTGAGATAATTCATCTTTATGTTTATCATATACCTCTTTTTCAATTTGGCGAATCTTACAAAGATTTTGGAACTTTATGTTCATATTTCCATTATGTACAGCACAAGCAGCAGGACATTCGCCACACATTGTACATTTACAGTTTTTATAATCACACTTCGGATAATGTAAGTAATCGTTCATAAATGCTTTCATAACGGTTTCATCTAGACCGTCTTTAATGCTTCCAAAACGATATAAGTGATTATCTCCAAAGTATATACAAGGATAAACTTCCCCTAAAGCATTTATGTAAAGGTTTTCTCCAAGCTTTTTACAAGTAAAAAATCTCTCTGGCTGATTTTCCAACTTAACAAGCTCTAAATTGAAAAAGTTTATATCAATATGCTTTCTATAACATTCTAAAACCATTTGATAAAGCTTTTCTAATTGTTCACGAAAAACAATATGAAAATCATCATCATAAAATGCTTCGTGTATAGGATAATAGCCAAATGATGTTAAATTGTTGTCTAGACAATATTGAAAGCTTTCCGCTAAATGGTTGATAGTTGTTGGGGTTAAAGCATGTACAATAGAAACTTTATTACCGTAAATGCTTTCTCCTATATGCTTGATATTTCTTTTCATTGATTCATCAGAAAATTGTGGGCATTTTCTCGACTTTGATATTGAATACAATCCGTCCCACGATATATGACAATTCTCTGGATCTAAAAGCTTTTTATCAAACATTTCAAGCATAACGTTTGGATTAGTACCATTTGAAATCATTGAATAAGTAAACGTTACATCAAATTCTCTTTCAAGCTTTTTGAAAACCTTTTTCTCACATTTTTCAATAAGATCTGGTCTTAAAGTCATTTCACCACCACAGAATGTAACAATTATATGATCTCCAAGAGGTAATGATTTAAGGAACTCATATAGCAAATCATATTCCTTAAATTCTTTAGGCGAATACTTTTCATTAAACGATTGAAAGCAATAATCACAATTCATATTGCATCCAGAATATAACTTAATGGCTAGTCTATTGATTTTATTAAACATATTATTCCTTAATAAAAGTCATAAAGATTTTTAAGGGAAATCTCTCTAATAAAGCCGTTCTCATCCATAATTTTTATATTAGTATTTCCTGATAGACAATTATATTCTTTGGCGAATTTTTCGGCACCAACTCTTCGTAATTCTTCTTCCGCCCATTTTTTATCTTTTAGCGGACAAGCATCCCATTTAACCAATTGTGTCTGGAAAGAATTATTGCCAGCAGGTTCTTTTTCAACAACTCTAAATTTTTCTTTACGCTTTACTCTTATTGATTTACAAAATGTTTCAGCTTCTTTTTTAGTCTTGAATATATGAAAATCTCTATATAATTCACCATTTACAGAGATTATATAATCTTTTGGTAAATCAATTCCATTGTCATCCGTTTTCTTAATACCACCATTCCAAAGCCTATAGAACAAATCAGTTTCTGAAATAGGTGTTGATGTAATAAAGAGTTTACCTTGTGTAGCAGACAATGTTGGTGATAATGCTCCGTAAAATTCTTCTTGTTTCTCTAAAGCTCTTTCAGCAGAATCTTGTGAGCCAATAAACGCAAACTCATCACAGTAAACAATTGAAGGAGAAAGACCACGAGGGGCTTTAATGGTAGATGGTCTAACAACAATTCTTGACCCATTATCAAAAATGATTGTTGACTTATTGTCTGATATTAAACCTTTTTTGAGAAAATCTGGACAATATTCATACGTCAACTTTATCTTTGACAAGTTTTCCATAGCAGCATCTTTTGATTGAGCACAAATCAATATCTCTTTATTATTGTTTGCCATAGCATACCATAAAAGGTATACGGCAGAAGTTATTGTATTATGCGACAAGATTCCATTGGTATAATATCTATGATTAGAATCGTCACCCAATTCTATGTCGTACATATTTTCTTCTTCATCTTTCTCAATAATTGATAAAACTTTTTCTAAACCTTTCTTCGTCCAGATTTTATCACCAACTTTTAACTCATCAATGTATGTCGGAAACATTTTCTCATCAAAGACCAAATGTTTATCAGCACATTCTAGCATAAATGATTCAGTATGTATTTCGAATACTTTATATTTAATCGTTTTATGAATTTTAACGATGTCTTCCCACCCAGTATCTGTAAATACTTCCCAATCATTTACATCAAATGTTTCAATAAACTTTTTATCTTCAACCATTAGTAAAACCTTATATCATCAAAGTATTTAGCCTCGAATATAGCTTAAACATTCCTCTAAAACTTTTTCTGGATCATTTCTGTAATCCCTTTCCTTTACATGATATACCTTAAAGCCTGCCTCAATAATAGCTCTATCTCTTTCTTCTGCTCGCTCTTTATTTCCAGGAAGTTGTTGATTATGCCAGTAATCCCCGTCAAACTCAATGATTTTACCAGCATCTTTTATGAAAAAGTCTGGCTTAATCAATTTGTCATGCAGTTCAAGTGTATATTCATAATTAACGTTTGTTTCTGATTTCTTTTTATCATCTGTTAATGTGGCAAAATATACCTCGTGAGATTTTACTTCATCAATTTCATATAGCTCCCAGAAAAGTTCTTGTGAAATAGCCGAATAATTTGATTTCTTATAATTACTAATCCATTTTTCCTGTCTTTCTTTCCAACGTTTATATCCTTCTACTTCACCATATTTTTCAATACATTTCTCAAGGCTAAATGTACTCTGACTTTTAGACAGCGCATCATGAGCTTCATCTATAGTCATTCCTCTTGAAAGA